AAGGGGCCCCAGGCGCAGTGCATGTGTTACTGTGTCCTACCTATGATCCGAAGGGATAGCTGTGAGAGATCGTACTCGGTCTTGGCGTGCATCTGCAGGCCAAGGGGTCGCAACCAAACGCAAGTTTTCCGGCGTTACCGGTTGGGGCCCTCTCACGTATACAACGTGGGATCCGGGTACAGTATGTTCCCAACACACGTTGGACAACATACATGATTGGCCTAACGGCCGATCTTCAGGAAGGGATGTCGGTGGTTCGTTTGTTTCTACCACCAAATCAGTTGAGTACAACGCGCCGAAGATCTCGGCATACGCGTACTACAACGGGGATGAATGGACGTATAATGGTCCATGCCTTGCATCTATCGATACTTGGCCTACCGTTGGCTCTATCGCTCCTGGTACTGAGTCACAACTCAGAACCGATGGGACGACAGCCATCGCTAGAACTATCCCAACATCTCCTCCGGCAAACGTCTCCGTCATGCTTGGGGAACTCTTCAGAGAAGGGGTTCCAAAAGCGGTCGGAGCTTCCCTGCTGAAAAGCAGATTCAGAGACTATAGAGAATATGGCTCTGAATACCTGAACTACGAGTTTGGGTGGAAGCCGATTGCGGCCGATCTGAAATCAGTTGCGCGTACAATGATCGAATCTGAGAAGATTCTCGATCAATTGGAGCGTGACTCAGGTCGGAACGTACGTCGGAAGTTTGCATTTCCCACAGCAAACAGCACCAGTGAGAGCACGGGTACTTCTACCCGCTATGCCCAAGTTATTGGGCTTCCTACTGGTACTGTGATCTGGGGCACCAACAACTGGTCCATCCGAGGCGCTCATGAGCGTCGACGGTGGTTCAGTGGTTGTTACACGTACCACTTTAAGCGTCCGACAGCCCACGCGAATTCCATGCGTGGTGCTGTTCAGAAAGCTAGAGTGCTGTACGGATTAGATCTCACACCAGAAGTGGTGTGGAATCTAGCCCCATGGTCCTGGCTCGCCGACTGGGTTTCGAATGCTGGTGATGTTATGACCAACATGTCGAGGTTCAGTCGTGACGATCTAGTGATGCGGTACGGGTACATCATGGAACATTCTAAGAATGTCCATGTTGATACTCTGAACAACATCTCCTATTCCACTAGTGGACTTAGGAAGACGGTTGCTTCCTGCTCGCCGTCCACCACCTATACGGTGGAGACCAAGCAGCGGTACCCCGCAACACCTTTCGGATTCGGTCTCACTGAGTCTGGCTTTGACGCCAGCCAGTGGGCCATTCTAGGCGCACTCGGGATCTCCCGAGGGCCTCGCACGTTGTGACTTAGTCACATCGCGGCTGCTTAGCGCAGCTGGTCCAACCATCCAAGGAGCAATGGTCGTACCACGGCTATCTCCACGGTTATGCCCTAGCCCAAAAGGCTTTCAAGGCATGCCCTTAACAACACTGCAATCCGGAGATCCCGGACGCAGACACTGCTAGGAGAATTCGCTCATGGCTTTCGCCGATCCCCAGACCGTCACTATCAATGCGGTCGCCAACACCCTTCCGAGGGTGGTTGTCCCTAATGTAGCTGGGGCATTCCAGAACTCGGACGGTACTGTCCGTCTTTCGATTGCGCATGCCATTGGCAAGCGCGCTCGGCGGACGGTCCGCATCGATTTCTCGAAGATCGCCGCTGACCCGCTTACTGCGGAGAACGCTGAGTTCTCCATGTCGGCTTATGTCGTCGTGGACGCTCCACTCCGTGGCCTGTCGGTCACCGAGCAGAAGCAGATTGTCGACGCCTTGACGGCGTGGCTTACTGCATCTTCGGGGGCGAATGTCACTAAGGTGCTGGGACAGGAGTCCTAGCGTCCAAACCTACTCATCCGGTTGGCTACCGGGTTTGTAGTGGGTGACATACGGTCGGATCTAAGAAGCATGAGCTGAGACCCACGAACCCCAGTTAATGGAGGCCATGGTGAAAAGCTCATTGGAGGTGCGAAACCTCCTGCTTCTCTGGCAGGTGCTTGCCAATGAATTGGCAAGCAGATGTCGCACTAGCGCCACTCGTGACTTTGAAACTGTCACGAGGCGGACTGAACACGAGGGGTTGTCATTCCTGACGATAACCCTACCTAGCTTTGGGAAGAGCCTCCAAAAGGCTCTTGACCAAGGTCAGGTGGACTCCTCCCTCTTCCAAGGTTTCAAGTGGAAGGGGGGTCTCCCGGCATTTTTGTCGGGTTTCCTGAGTTCTGTGTTCTGTCCCAAAAGTGGTCGATTGCTCGATGATCCGAGTATAGAGGCCATTGCTGCTGTAAGGCAGCTGACCCTATTATTTGGCAAGATTCTCATTGACTGTACCCCCGCAAGGGAGGCTGCAGCGATGGAATCTTTCATCGAGTGTGAGTTGGAGGTGAAACGTGCGGACAACGAAAGGACCGAGGATGATTACCTCGAGTTTACTCGCGTGTCTCGCATGCTCTGGGCGGATGTCTTTTGTATCGTTGACCAAGAGGTCTTCGATGGACGTCTTCTCCCCAGACATGGACCTGGTGCCACTGCTGATCGACTTCGGGGAAACCAGAAGTACGAACAGCGAGAGTGGACACACAGATTGGAGAATGTGTTTCCCTTCGGGGAATACGCACTTCCGAATCCAAGGTACAGTTATGTCCTTGACCATGTTCACCACCACGAACCCGGGACTGAGCGACCTGTCAAGGTTATTTCAGTCCCTAAGACGCTCGAGTCGCCCAGACTTATTGCCGTCGAACCTACTGCGATGCAATACATGCAG